TATCATCAATAGTTGAACCCAACACCTCTAGTGTTTTGTCCATATTTTCGTCACCATCAATGACAACATAACATTCAGTAGGATGACTTTGGTTTAAAACAGATTCAACGGCAGTTTTGACCTCTGGTGATCCAGTGGTTGGTATAATCACAGTAGCAGACATAATTTAATCTCGTGTTAGTTTTAATATTCTCTCTATTTGTTTCTCTATAATCGGTTTACGATTTGGCCAATATATATATTCTTTCTCTCCAGTAGAATGTAACTTCTGAAGAAAAGGAATAATCATTTTTTCTACTTCAGCTAAACGAGTTTTATAATCATCTGCTGTTTCGGCTGTCTTATTAACGACAGCATTATATTCTGCTTCCGATACAGCAGAGAAACCAAAGTCATCTTCAACGTTGGCATATTCTTTCATTACTCGGTCAAAGTCTACTAATCCCATATTTTATGCACCTTTTGCTATAACAAATTTAGAAGAATTTTTTTGACGAGATGTTGCATATGCATATACCCATCTTGTAAAAGATGCAGCACGCTCTTCATTTGAAAGAAATTTAATTAAATATGGCATAACAACATTTGTGACTAGTTCGGCACTAAGTTTGCCAACTTTCTTATCATATTCATCTCTTATAGGTCCATTTTTTGGTGCACCATCTTTTTCATATTTTTCTCTAATTGGTTTCTTTTGTTTTTGAAAATTAGTAGTTGCTTTGTCCAATTTACTTTTAAATAGAGTGCCAAATCTTCCTCTTTTCGGATCACAGAGATTTAATATACTTTCAATTTGTCCTGTACCTAGTCCACCAGCTTTGGCTTCAGCTCCTTTAATTTGTACTTCACCCCTAAAAGTTCCTCCAGAGTTACCTGATGGATCGTGTCTAAAAAATACATAGTCAGATTTATCTTTTGAAAGATATGCTTTTAAATCTCTTGCAGCCGGTTTTTGTTCTTTATCATCATATGGTCGCCAACTACTAAGACCACCAAAAGAAACTTTATTTATTTTGGCTTCTTCTGATGCTCTAACAAAATTAACTTTTTCTAATTTAACTGTTTTTGTGGTTTTTTTCAAAGATAATGGTAACAATTGGCCAGATTTAATCAAATTACTTATGAAATTATTTAAACCATCTTTACCCAAAAAAGTTAAACCTTTTTTATTTTTAATAAGAGTTTCAATATCTTTTTCAGCTTTTTTTGTTGCTAGGTAAATATCGGCTGGACTCCATTTATTTAAATTTCCAAAAGGAACTTGAGATTCACCTTTTGATACACCATCTCTTAATTCTTTTTGATTTTTATTTGCTTCAGAAAATAAAATTTGTATATTGTCCATAATTTTATTATCTTGGTGAGCATAAAATATTTTTGTAGCAGATATTCCCTCATCTTGAATATAACGAAATTTTGAACTTATCGTATTAATTTTAATAACTAAGTATTTACCAATTAATATAGATGACTTAAACCATCCGAGAGCCACTTTATCTTTAAGACCAGAACCAGTTAAAAATTTTTCAATTTCTAAAAATGAAACTTTTCCTGATTCAACGTGTTTTTCAAACAAACTTTTAATGGATGTTCGAGGATATTTCTTGGACCAATTAAATGAAAATTTCTCATATGTGTTGTTATTTTCATCATCAATATCAAATACATTGTTGATCGTAACACTTTTGGAGTTTAATCTGAATTTTCCATTAATTGTAGGAATGCCAACATAATCAGCCAAAGCACAAAAGAGTGCTTGTGAGGATTCAGCTAAATCTGTTGAGCTTGCCATTTTATCGTATAATTTGAATATATTTACCTGAAGTCCAGATTTCTAATTCTGTCCTCAATCGACCCTCAGATTTAAGGGTTTCGTATCTATTTATAGCTTTGGTCCGCCACCAATCAATTACACTACTCAGTTCATGTTTGTCATAATTTTCACCAGGTAAAAGTTTATCGGTTTTACAATTCATGTAATCTACTGTATTCTTAAATCCATAATCAGAAATATAATATCGTTTCTTTTCTGTCAACTTTTTAGCGTTCTCAATTGTTATATTGAAATCATCACCTTCGGTTGTTCCTTTTAATGCTGCTTTGGTCAGAGCAATAATCTTCGTGAATGTTCTGAGTTTTCTACTTGTCGTTGAAGTATCTCCACCCAACAAATCTCCAGTAATATTCTCCACATAGTTTTTCAAATCTGTATATCTTTGGCCGTGCATCATCGGTACAATGTCCGATTCTGTTAGACCTTTAAAACGAATGTAAGGTTTCATACCATCATATTGTGATACTGACTTAGTGCTGCCATATAAACTGGTAGTTTCAAATAAGCAGATATTCATATCATATTTTTTATTACAGATTTCTCTTACTGTATGACTGGTACAAATAGCAGATAGAAGTTTACCACCTAGGTAATTAAAACCAAATGGTTGAGATGGTACAATTACAAAACCCATAACACAAGCCGTATTAAACCGCTTGGCAGTATCTTCATTTTGAATCCAAACTTGTCCTAGGTAGTCATTGCGAGGTTTCATATAGATGACTGGTGAACCTAAACGAATGAATCCTAGAATCTTTCCTGAGTTCTTCTCTCTGACTGCCAATTGTATATTCTTACCAACTGGTGCTTTATTAATGTGTGAACTGGTAATGGCAAGTAATGGCTCCCAAACATCATTTGGTATTTCACATACTTCAATATCCATATCATTTGGGTGCATTGTGAAATCTGAGAACAAATCATCTTCAATTGGAAATAAAGAAGATGGCATATCAGCTACATTCTTTAGTTTCTCATCACGCATGTATTCTTCGGTACTTCCAATGTTACTAAAGTAATCATGAAAGGCCTTGGCACAATACAAACCATTTTCTCTGGAAATTATCATACTTTAAATCCACTAAATGATTTCTTTTGTTTTTCTTCTCTTGTACCAAATGTGTTTAGTGGTTTATCATGGCCAGCATCAGCGATACCCATCTGTGCAGCCTGTTCAACATCATATAGTTTCATTTTGGATCTATCAACACCAAGAGTAAATCGTTTGTGGAATGTTGGATCATTATAACGATTCTTCAATTGTTTGACCATGATTTGGCCAAGCTCTTCTAGTTCTTCAGAAGAAATCAAAGCAAACATCAAATCTGCGGTGGCGGGAAGTCCGAACGATTCACTCGTATCCTCAAGACCCGGATCACTGGAAGTAAATCCCGAGCGGGTAGTTTGTGTAGCAGATACAATAGGAACATTATACTCAACAGCAAGGCCTCGTAGTTCTTCTGCAATTGCTTTAACGTAGGTGTATGAATTAATATTCGCACCAGCCTTAATACGAGCAGAACAACAAATATTGAGATAGTCAACGAATATAATATCAGGTACAAAAGACCTCTTGAGATTAAGCTCATTAAGTAAAGTCCTAAAATGAATTGTAGATGCTGAGGCAGTTGGATATTCTTTGATAATTAATTTGCCTGTGGTCTTTTCACGAACACGATTAACTTTCTTATCATACATATCTTTTGGTAATTCAATCAAATCATCAATGGTTACATTCAATAGATTGGCATCAATTCTTTCTGCAATCTTTTCTTCACTCATTTCCAAAGTGATGTAAAGGACATTTTTACCCTGAACCATGCACGAAGCAGCCACATGACACATAAAAAGAGATTTACCAACACCAGTCCCCGCCAAAGCAATGTTAAGCGTCTTAGCTGGTAAACCACCTTTTGTGATTTTGTTAAAGTAGTCGAGGTCAAATGGGATTCGTTCCTCTTTTCTGTGGTAGAATTCATATCGAGCATCTGAGTCCTGTAAGTAATCATGGCCAACGGAGTTATCAAAGCTTACTGCTAAAGCATCCGATAATATTTTGGGAATCTGGCCTTTGTCATGGGTTTTATCTTTGCCATCGAGAATCGAAATAGACCCCAATACTGCGTTGTAGATGGCTTTCTCTTGGCAGAATTGTTCGGTTTTGTCAACAAGCCATTGAACCTCGGTTTCTGTAGATTTAATTTTCTCAATCGCTGATAGATAATCTTCGCATCTCTGAACTTCATCAGCTGTGAGATTTTTCTTTTCTTTGACGGCAATACTAAGTGCTTCAATCGTTGCCGTGTTATTGTAAGTCTCCGTGAATGATGTAATTTCATTAAATAAAGTTCTCTCTACACTATCACTAAAATACTCCGTCTTTAAAAATGGTAAAACTTTCCGAAGAAAATCCTCATTGTAAATCAGGTTTTTTAATATCGTCTGTTCCAGTTTCATCCACTATTTCCTGCTCAATATTGTTTGACATTAATTCTACAAGTAAATCACCAAGATAATTTTTAAAGTCTGTATCTTTTTCCAGCTTTTTTGGTTTATCAACTACTGATTCTAACACATCATAAGCAAAAAGTAAATACATTTGTTCATTTTCTTCTTTGAACTTTACCTTACCATATTTGAATACGGTATCTTTATATGGTCCTTGTAAGAACCTTATGTTTACCGCTGTTGAATCATCTTTGGGATAAATGAAACAATAATGTGTACCTTCAATCATCTTTCACCTCATTAAATCTTTTTTCTTGTATGGTCTTTTCTTTCCATACTTTTCTAGGGTTACCACACATTACACATTCGGGATTACCACAGTCCATTGCATGATGCTTGGCAAATTTGTGTGGTTCATTTACCGGCATACCATGTGATTTGGCAATCTTAGTTTGTTTCTTAATTTGATTTTGAGTTTTTTGAATACGCTTGGAATGTTTTATTTTAGCATCTTCATTACTCATCATCTACTCCGTTCGTTGTCTCCACTTCAAATGCTTGGTCAACATCTCCTTGCATAATGTTACCTGAAGCAATTTGATATGTGGTTTGTACATAATCTTGGAAAGATTTTTGTTTTAAAATTGGTAACCAGAATTCAGATGTATCGGTTTCTTTAATACGATATTTTTTATCGCCTATAACACCATCAGAATCCACTTTTGAGTACCATCCATTAGATGGCTTAATAACATGACCTGAATCAAGTGCAATATCAAGTAACCCACTCCACTTACTAATACCACCATCATGCCGGACTGTAACAGGAATTTTAGATTTTTCTCGAACATATCTACTTTTTTCCACATTGATAATAAAGTTATAACCAATAACCTCAGTACCTTCTTTTTCTTGTTGGCGACCAATAATAAAGATGTTATCAGCAGAATAATATGAACCGGTTCCACCACCAACGATTGCTTTGGGGAACATTCCAATTTCCATGTAGGTATGATTTACTACAATCATTGGAATATCTTTAAGATTTAAATGAGGAGTCACCATTCTGAATAATGATTTCACTTGTTTTGCTCTTGACATATCGGCAACAGACTTTTCTGCCAAGGCATCTTCAACTTCTTTCTTTGAAGCCAAATTACCAATCGAATCAATAATAATAATTAACTTATCATCACGTTCTAATTGGGTTAATTGTTGCATAACATCAAACTTTAATTGTTCAATATCAGTAAGAGGTGTATGTAGAACTCTACTGGTATCAATACCAAAGCTGTCAAAATAAGACTGAGGAGTGCCAAACTCAGAATCGTAAAATAGTAACGCCGCATCATCATATTTGTCCAAATAACTTTTTGCCATCAATAACGAAAAAGCAGTCTTAAAGTGTTTTGATGGGCCTGCCCACATTGTAAGACCGGGTGTTAAACCACCATCTAATTTACCAGACAACGCCACATTAATAATGGGAACTGCCGTTGGAATCATATCCTTCTGTGTGAAGAATTTTGATTTGGATAGAATAGCTGATTCTTTAATACTACTATTCTTTTTAATTTTGTCAAGTATACTCATAATTTTTTCCTTTTAAAAGTCACCACCATCTAATTTTTTTTCTTTGAAAGCCAATTCAGCTTTATCATCATATTTACTTATGTCTTGTGTTTTAGTCTTTCTAACAGGAAATCCTCTTTTGCCTGTTGTTATCGGTGGTATAGTTTCACCTGAAGCTTCACTAATAACAATATTTTCTTCAGTTTTCATTTCGGTGATATTTTGTTTATTCACTTCTACTGTTTGTTCTTGTTTTTTAACTGGCTCTTCAGGCTTAACAGGTTTAGGTTTTTTCTTTGTGAAGATAGGTATATCGCTGGCCGATAATCCAACAATTGTACCATTTTTAATGATAGGCCTACCATTTCCTTTCGACATTGACATATTCGCTGCTATCAATAATAACACAGCTAGCGGGTCAAATACAACCATTATTAACATGATTACCAATCTTACTGCCTTATCAATGGCATTGGCATCATCTGTGCCATATATCATATCTCCAATATATTTGATGGGGCCGACTTCTGCCACAAGTTTATTTTCTTCTTTTAATAATGGTAATTTTCGTTTATTGATATCAGCCAATTCTTTTTGTGTTTGTTGAATTTGTCTATCAACATTGGCTGATGCCGTTTCAGGATTGCCTGCACGTTTCAGTAAATATTCTAATCGCTCATTGGCAATCTTTTCTTGCTGTTTGAGTGTTCTTATTTCTACTGAGTTGGCACCAGCTTCTAATGTGGAATCAATGTGTGCTTGG